GTGACTTGCTGTGAACCGACGATTCGGGATTGCACCCAGGTACAGCCCCAGTTGAGCTGCCAGGCTATTCGCACTCATTTCCTCGGCACCGAAGATGACGATTTGTGCGCGCTTGTCGGCCATAGCCTGCCGGTATCCGTAAGCTGAACCACCTTCTACGATACTGACAATCTGGCGCTCGACCTGCTTGCCACCGGCTTCTCCAGGCGTTGGCGTGTATTCCTTGGCCAGCGCGATAAGCACCACCGGTAGCAGGGAGTTCGCACCTTTCTCGCCGTTGCTGTTCTTCTGGTAGAGCTTCAGCATTTCCTCGGCATAATCAACCATGCGACCTGGAGCCCAAAGCACAGATCGCTCATATCCACGCGCAGCGAATTCGATTACGCTCGGCGTGTCGCCATAAACGCCCGCATACCACGCACCGAGGTACGTTCCGAGTGCTTCTTTGAGGGGGTTGAGATCGCCGCTACTCATGGGGTCTTATTCCGATTTTTGTAGCATCTACCTTACCGCGTGAAGGGGGCGCCTTCCTTGGCTGCTTTCCGGTTACAGCTCCGCATCGATTCCGATGTACGAAGCAGTGCCCGACCCCTCCAGGATCGCTGCTTGGCCCGCTACACCACTTGCAATCGTTGCCGTTATGCCGAGGGCGGAACTGCCAACGCCAGTCACCGCAAGGGCTGAAGGAGAGATGTTCGCCGTGGTCGCTGACCAAAATGTAAAAGTTGAGGCCGCCGATAAATATGTGGTCGGTGTCGCTCGCTTAGGCGACTGGAACGGAACCATGATATATGCTCCGGTAGCTGAGTTGACACCACCCATCCCATAACCTGGATATGTACCACTGCATACCAAGCGCTCGTAATAGCGCATGCACAACGACAGCTCGACCTGTGCAGGACGATGCTCAAACGGCGTTGCCACCGGGCTTATTTCAAGCTGCACCTGAGCAATATCAAACGTGATCGACTGCTGACCGATTGAGCTAGAACGAGATGCCATCGTCGATCCAGCATCAAGCCAGAAAAGGACCGACAAATAATGGTTATTGTTAGTGTCATCGACGGTCATGCCAGCAATGCTCGGAACCGCTATCGTGATGACGAATTTCTGCCAGGCAGCAGTAAGTGCAATGCTCTGCGCACCTATACCGGTGATTAGCGCAGATCCACTTGTCCCGAAATATTGGGCAAGCTCAATACCGATATTTTTAGCAGCATCGGCCTTCGCGTAAAAGCTCAGTGTTACGGTCTGTCCCGCAGCAGTGCGGACAGATTCTATACGTTGTTGCAGGTTGGCGAAGTTGCCGGTCCCTGCGACTGTCGTGACGGTCTGTCGAAGCCAATATTTTGGCTCGTAGGGTACAAGCGTCTGACCTGGCGTGAAGGTCTGCTGGGAGGCGGTGAAGGTGCTTCCGACACTTCCGCACATGTATCGATCAGCAAGAAAGGCGTTCCCGGCCATTGATGCAATCGATATGCCGCGCTGCCAATGCCCAAAGTTTCCGTTAATAAGTTTGTTTCGAAATGACCAAGAGCTAAGCAACCCTTGTTCAATAGCTGCTAAATCCGCCGAGCGAGTCACATAGGAATCCTCTGTAAGGTTACTGAGAAATTCGCCCTACGGAAACTTCCGCAAAGCTTGTAGCAGCATATTTGGACGCATAATAAGCGAGTGCAAGATCACTTATTCTTACATTGGTATTAGTCCCATCAGTCCACATTGGAGGAAGCTTGGGATCTACTGCCAAAGTATTACGGCCACTGAGATAGGCAAGCTCAGCTCTGATATTTGAGCAGTTAGCACCGAAAGCCAAAGCATATCCACCAACAAGACTAGCTTTGAATATCGATATATCAACATTAGAACAATTGCGGAAGTAGGCGCCATGACTGCCAACCGTATCTGCCATCATCTGGGTTACAGAAATAGCTTGGCAGTTTTCAAAATAGAACCCGTACTGGATATCCATTCCTGCGTTACCTGCATTTCCGGTGACATCAACATAATCAAGCAATAGCCCTTGATTATTGAAGAAAACCCAGGCGGGAACGTTAGCAGATACAAGGCTGGCAGTATTCACATAATCCACTGTACAGCGGCTAAGTGATATATAGGCTAATGCTTTTGTAAGATAAGATCCACGACCACGATGCAATCGAGCCTTCACGTCCTCAAGACGCAAATTTACGATAATTCCTGCCGCAGAATTATCAGCGATAAGTCCGAGCGACCCCATAGTCTTTACATTTTTTATCGCTATCTCTTCAAGGCTGACAGTCGTGTCAAGCATGAAGCTATAGCCGCCGGTGCTAGCAGTTTCATCTGTAGTTATGCCAGATACGGAAATTCCACTACCCTGGAATTTGAATAGCGAACTGGCGCCAGATTTATTGATCTGATGCTTTCCTCCAATCGTCGAATTCCAGCCGGAGCCGGACTTCATGTTGATCGGGAATCCGCTAGTGGTAAACGTTGTCCCGGCTTCGACTATCACGGACGACTGAACATTTACTGCTTCGTCGATAATATAGTTGCCGAAAGGCACATAGGTTACGCCGCCGATAGCTGAATTGATTGTTTGTGTAATAGCGCTCAAATTGGAGAACTCCAGCTTATGGCTTGAACGGAAGCAGCGTCAGTTAACGACGATATTTGTGCTTCGATAGTTATCTTGCGTTGAATGCATGAAGAAATTACCGACTTAGCATCCACACCGACCTTTTGAATCTGCGCAGCGGTGTGCATCCGGTAACTCCATACTCCTGATGGATCAGCACACCAGAATGGTGTGGACCAATCTGCCGCGATGCCTGGAATGAGCGATGCGAGTACGGATGAAGTCAGGTTCGCCTGATCCGTGATTTTCGAGGGATATGTGTAAATTACATTCGCATCGAGCGCAGAACTCGTAAAGCCAGAAGTTATCAATGCAGCGCAAGCTGCATCAATTTCCGCGAGCTTGCTTGCAATGGCGTCAACAAGTGTCAGATCTTGTACAGAGGATGCTGGCTCGGTGAATACACCAGACTTAAAACTCCACCCCGGACCAGCGGTATCACTCTCTGCAATTTGATAGCCGTCAGGCGTGGGCCATTCCGTGAGATCTTCCAATTCGATGACGTTCTCTACGATTCCACTTTTAATATTAATCAGGGCGTAGCGCATGGCGCCTCCTTATTGGGTACAGTATTCAATGATCACGATGTATCCTGGAGCGCCAGCCCCTCCAGCATTTGCGGTCGCGCTATTTGTTGCGGCACCAGCTCCGCCAGCGCCCTTATTGGATGCGTTACCACCGACTCCATTTGGCCCAGCTTGATAGCCGCCAGGACCGTAGATTGAACCGGCACCTTGACCGCTTAGACCTCCACTTGAGCCGCCCATTGATAGACCTGCAAACCCTGAAAAACCTTGAATGTTGATATCTCCACCAGCGGCAACACCCCCGGTATTGCCGCCTCCAGAAATATTGATCGGGGTTGAGGCAGAGGCTCCTGTGCCGCCCTGTCCGCCAGTACAGGTAATAATTGCTCCGAAGGTTGTAGTGCCGCCAGCGACACCAGCATTAGCCCCAGCGGCCCCCCCCGTACCAGCAGCACCTATGGTCACAGTTTGTGAGGCGCCAATTGTTGCAGCAGTGAAAAGCTTTTTGGCATAAGCACCAGCACCGCCACCACCACCAGCAGCGCTGTTCGAAGCAGCGCCAGCTGCACCACCACCACCACCGCCGCCACCAAGAACCTCAACGTCACAGAAAACCATCCCCGTCGATGGGGTATAAGTACCGGAAACAGTGAATATCTGACGTTTAATGCTCTTAATCACACCGTTGCTGATCAGTGCTGCGGGAAGCTGCCCGAGCGTCATTGCGTGGTGACTCTGACTGGCGTCGGAGACTTGCAGAGATGACGCTTGGGAGCCCAAGAGTATCCAGGAGTTTTGACCGGTGGCCCACATGAAGGATGCTCGACCGCCTGACACCAACTCGCCAGTCTGCAATGCGAGACCCGCAAAGCCCTGAATAGCTTTAGCACCCAGCCCGTTCAAGTTGAGCGTAGATGACCCGGTGTTTCCATTGGAAATCTGCACGCGGATTACCATGCCGTCCACTAACGCTGTAGGTGCCGGACTGAGGGTAGCCACATAAGCGTTACTGGCACCGGTATCGACTGCATAGGTTGCAGCGGCAGCTTGGGCCGCCTGCGCGACGCTGAGCGACGTGGCAGGCGAAACACCATCCGTACCCGATACCGCCTGGGCCTGCGAGGCTGGTGAAATCCCAACGCCGCCGACAATGTTCGTTCCGTCACAGTAGACCGTAACGGTCGCACCAGCCGGGACAACGACACCTGTGCCGGTCGGGCCGATCACTGTCAGCGCGAAGGCGCCAGTGCAGTTGTTCTTGATAGTCCAGCGCTTACCCGTCCAGAGGGTCAAGACGACATTGATGGCTGCCGTGAGAGTGCCCGCCAGACTGATGCTGTCCTTAGCTGCCTGGAGTGACGTAAGCGTTACGTTAGTGGCAGCCAAGCCGGTTACGGCAGTAAGTCCGAAATTGTTGGATGGGAACCAGCCGGTCAAGGAACCGTTCGTGACTTCCGGGCTAGCTGTGTTCGCCGCGACCGTGTTCACCCAGAAGCCTGAGTAGTTCGACGCCGGTATTGTTGCGCCAAGCGGATAGGCGCCAGCAAGGGTCGAATAAGGGATTCCAGGGAAGCCAGGTACAGCAGTGGCGCTCGTCAAGATCCAGCTCGAAAGAGCTGCCGAATATGTGACGGAGCAATAGCTGCTGACTTTGATCTCTGTACCTACCAGAACGGTGTTTGCGCTCGTCAGAATCGGGGCCGAAGCCAAGCCATTCGGCGTGAACGTGGAAGCGCCTGTGTTTGCGTTGGAAGCCTTGAAGCGCAGGACCATCCCATCGGCGAGCGCGGTAATCACTGGGCTATAAGTGCCAACATAGGCATTCACGGTCCCGGTGTCAGCGATGTACCGATTGAGCAGGGCGTCGGTGTCGCTTTTCGAGTACGTGTTGGCTACGGTGAAGGTGCCGAACGCAAAGAACTCGATCTGATCCCCAGCCGCGCATGCCGCTGCGAGAGTGACAGATGTACCCGAGTTAGCCGATGCGATATCAGCAGCAGAAAGTGTTCTCCCGTCCTTCGTGGTGATTAGTGCGCCAGGCGTGTAGTTGAACGTGAAAACGGTTTGACCAGCAGTTGCGGTGAACGCGTAAGGGGTGAAGGTTTGGCCGCCACCAACGCCACCCGTGATCTGGAACTCGGTGCCGTCATACACCAACTCATAAATACCGCCCGCGACGATATCGTTAGATGACAATGGCGACGTGCCGGACTTAGTAATCGACTTTACGCCAAGGCCAGCAACGTTCACCGTCACCGGCCCAGTGTTCGACGCACCAGCTTGAAACCGGAATGCCTGCCCAGCGACATAGGAGGTCAGAACGGACGCGCTTGGCAAAGTCAGAAGGACGGCATTCGCTGTCCCCCCAGCCGTTCCGCACCATGACAGAGGCGCCACAGACTGCGCCACGGTCGAGATAAGCTGATATTGCGGATGAGCATTGGCAGCAATCTCGTGAGCCGACAGAGCGGCCAATGCGGCGCTTGAGTCGGGGTTCACGGTCACGGTGATGCTGTTCGCCGGGATCTGGCCAAACGTGATGTCACTGAACAACACGAAATCGGTGCCAGGAGTCTTATAGGCGAGTGGCGTGCCAGCGGATGTACTCCAGACAGCGAACAGCACGGAGCCAGCCCAAAGGCCGATCTCCGTAATTGGTACTGTCAGGGTGTTATCAGACCAGACTGAGCTGATTCTGATCTGCGAGGCTGACACCGGGCCACCGCCCGCAATAGGCACGATTGCATACTGGTTAGTCAGCGCAGTCTCTGCACCGGTCGGGTTATAAGTGCCACCACCGAACGAAATATTGGTGATGGCAACCTGTAGGCCGGTACTGCTAGCGTTGAACGCCGCCGCCTGTCCGGCTGTCGTCAGCGTAGGGGTGTAAGTGACCGGGGTTGTCATCAGTAGTCCTCAATTCTGGAGTCGCATTTTCGCCATTCTGGCCTGCGCCACATAGCGCTAACCGCTTAGCTTTCCGATGAAAGTGCAGCGATCTGGCTAGGTAAGGCGGTCTTGAAATACTGAACGCGCCGTATATAGCTGTTGATGAATGAAGTCGTTCCGCCAAAGTTGCCCAGACGCAAAGAGACAGGGTCTACAAAGACGAGCCGTGTGAATGGGCTATCCGTGAAAACAGTGCCATTGACGCCGAGGCTGACGTCAATTGAGTTTGTGTCATACGACCAGCAAGCTGCGATGCCCAGCGGAAGGCCAGCAGCTACTACAGATCCAGTAAGAATGACCTGCACGATGCCTGCCGACGTAATGGTCAGCGAAACAAGCCCCGTTGCATCCTGGCTGATTGTGATTGAGTTGGTGCCATCGTCGAGTGACAGCAGGCATGCGCCGGGGGATGACGTCATGCTTCCGACCAAGGTGCCCTTGATCATGTCGTACCAGTTGAAGTACGACGTGGCGCTGGTAGCCGCCGAAGTCGTTGGCATGTAAGCGGTAGCCTGGGGAAAGCTTTCAAGCTGCGCGCCGAATAGGCCGATCGTCAAAGATGACGTGCCGTTATTGAGGATGGCCAATGATCCAACTGCCGACGCAACGTTTGGCGTGGCCGTGATCGATATCCGTACCCAGCCGTTGAGCGGTGCTCCGATAGCGGCCTCATCGGTGGTAGACGTGACTGATAGAGCAGCAAGATCGAAGGTCGCGGTCCTGGGCGCCGTATAGGCTGCCCCCGACAGCTTCAACTGCACAAGGCCTGCCGAAGCCTTCACAAATACGGAAAACGTATAGGCGGAAAGCAAGGACGATAGCACTGGCGTTGCAACCGTCAGGCCGAAACCAGATGGCATCACGGCGCTCGATGCTAGGCCACTGGGACCAGGGATAGATGCTGGCGACAGAGTTACGCCCGTGCCTGCCGTCCACCCAGTGAAATCATTGCTAGGTGCCAGAATATTCGAGCGCGTGAGCTTGAGATCGACTGGCATCCCGACGACGTCAGCGGCGCGAGTCACAGCTGCGCTGATAGTTGGAATGAAACTCGTCATAGACGCGCCAATTTCTACCTGGACGCCCCATGCGTACAAACCATCACCGACGTTGGCCGCGAACGTCGGGCTTGCAGCATTGGCAGGAATAATACGGGGCCTGACGGGGCCTGATGCGACGGGAACAGCGGTCATTGATACCCGGAACCAGCCGTTTGAGAGAGCCGTGATAGTGGCATTCGACACGGTGCCGATGACCGAAATCACCGTCCCGGTGCTCAAGTTGAACCATGATCCTGGAGTAGCCCCCCACGGCGTCGTGCTATCCGCAGAGTCGAAGGACAGGAGGCAGAAAGTCAGTTCAGCAGCCTTGACGAAGGCCGAATACGTTACCGCAACACCTGTTGTTACCGCGACCGATCCAGAACTTTGCAAGCCCACGCTGTGTGTTACGGACGTGGCGACCGACGAAATCATCTTGTCGGCGGTGGTCGTGCCATCGGGAGCCGAAGCGATATTCGCATTCACGGTCATGTTCGTGCCCGACCACGTAGCATCGTCGAGCGCGCTAGATGCCTTGATCAGGTTGGTGCGGGATTCTTCGATCAGGATTCCCTGAAATGCATGGGTGACCGGGTCGAACGAGCGACGGAGGCGATTCGCAATGGCCTGTCGAAGAACGCCAGATTGATCAAAGTACGCACCTGGAGATGCCCGATTGATAGTGAGCAGTTCGCTCGACTTGCGCTGGACCAACGGCATCAGTTGCCACTCCACGTCGTTGCCTGGAAGGCATAATAGGTATCACTTGAGAAGTTCAGGTCGAGCGAATTTATTGTAAGGTCATCACCGACAGGTTGCGGCGATGCTTCTGAATACATCTGGGAAGACGCGCCGAAAAGCATTCCAGGCCCATCTGTCTGAGCCATCACATAGACGCGCGTGACGGGCTCTACAAGTGCGATGGAGCGAGTCACACCGACGCCATAGGTGATCATCCCAGGACCAACCGTTAATTCGACCTGATTTGCGATCTGTACGATCAGGACAATGCGAGCGGCAACGGTAGATTTTAGCGCAGCCAATATCTGCGTCGGAACGACACCGGTCGTAAGGCGTACTCGCACGCGGGACGTCAAGAAGTAGTTCGAGATGCTTTCACCAGCAGCAGCTATCTCGGATTCAGTAGCCGTATCTATCGGGTATGTACCGGTCTTTAGCTGCCATAGCTGATCAACGGTGTACGCGCCGAATAGGACCTGAAGGTACGTTCGGAGAAAGTGCAGGCCACGACGTGGGTTTCGAAATTTCCATGCCTTGTGCAGGTAACGGATCGCATCCTCATCGGAACTCGCGAGGACAACCAAACCGTCAGCCGTAAGGTTCCGACGAACCAGATCAATAGGGCCGATGTGCGGTGCGCCGTAGAAGTTGATCTCGTCAGCGATGTCTTTGCAAACTTGTTCATACAGCTCAAGGAAGAGCCCTTGCAGCTCCTCCTCTACCTCATTCTCGCTATAACTATTCTCCTCTGGGAGAAGGATACCGGTCGTCATGAAGTCACCGCCTGCACATCAATGGCCAGGCTGATCGAGCTAACATAGCGGAATTGCTCTGGCAGCGTCGGAGTAGTCGGCTCCGTTACGCTGATCAAGATATCGCTATTCTCGTCCTGAAGAGCAGTGATACCAGCGACCAGCAGCGCGGTAATAGTCTTTTGCTTGATATTGACTTGGCCGCGCGTTGCCCAAGCGGTATCGCGACCGTACTGCGCGAGAATGATCTCGCTTGCCGTTGATTTAACCGAGGCGGGATCGTAGACGGATGCAATTTGCAACGTGATTGCTACCGGAATCTGTATCTCGACGACAGTCACATAGCTGATCTTCATGCTGTCGTCAGCATCACTGACGATAGTCGATATAGCCGTTTGCAGAGTCGTCTGATCAGTGCCGTCTTTAAGTGCTGCCACGAAAATCGTGTTCATGTTGTTAAGGTTGGCGCCCCTCACAGACTCCTCGGTCTGTTCATTCCAGACCGAGAGGAATGTGAGCGGAGCAACCGATGGCGACCGCCTGATCAGAAAATCAAAATTGTTGTTGTATACGGCGTTGCTGTCGTACAGCGACGGGTAAGAACAGATCTCGCGGATCGTCGCGATGTCGAGGGGGTCGGCCCCAGCCTGGAGGACTTCAGCCAATACGATAGTGCAACCGGCTTCATAGATCGATGCCGTATAGTCGAATGTGAAGGCAGACCCAGATGCAAGCGTTATCGCACCCTCGGTGGATACGACCGTAACCGTGAAAACCTCACCGGCTGCCGGTTGATATCCCCCGAAGCCGGTGGCTCCGAACTGAATGTACAGCACCTGATTTTCGTCAGTCTGCAAGTGAAACATCAACTCGCCAAGTCCGACGTTGACGAAATCCGGGATGTAGGAATATGGGTTTCCATTGACGTCAGCCATACCAACGCTAACGACAGACCCCGTGGCCGGCTGATTAACCTGGATCTGATAAAACGCCTGACTTGTTGTAACGGTCGAGCTATACGAGGTATTTTCCTGCTGCACAGCAGTCACGGTCGCGCTTCCGCTTGCAGGTATTGTGGCGCCGACCGTCACCATATAGGCGCGACCTTGCGTATCGGTGAGGGTACGCCCTGTGAGCACAGGCCATGCAGTGGCCGTGGCATTGGTGACAGTGAGAGAGACGATTGTCGGGGTGCCGAATGGAAGTACGCCCTTTACCGCAGCGTCAGCAAGGACGGTTACATCTCGGGACTTTGTGAATGGCTCAGCTGCTGCGACATCGTTCTCGACGCTCGCTATTGACAGCATATTGGCAATGGAGTCAAGCCGGGCCAGGATCGTAGGGTCTTTGGCTTGATACAGCAGGGCCACCGTAGGATAGCTCGATAGGATCGAGACATACGCGGACTGCATCTCGGCAAGGGTCTTCAACTAACGTTCCTCAGCTCGTCAACGGTCAGCGTTACATCGCCCACCTGAATAATCAATTTTTTCGCATCATTCCGATCCGTTACATCTTGAAAGTAGATCGATACCGATCCGGCTGGCATGGCCGCTAGGATCGGCAAGTCCGCCTTCATTTTTGCAAGGAAAGCGTTCGCAAGCGCAGAGTTTCTAGGCTTCTGAATCAACTCTTCAACGGGTGCGCCGTAGGTCGATCCGAGATAGCCATTCACGGGCGTATCAAGCCAATGCGCGATCATCTGCATGATCCTGCTCGCGTTGATAGTAGTGCTTGCCATCTAGTACGTCCCGCCTTGATTTCCGATGCCGCCCGTAACCAAGGCCGCGATCTGCCGCTCCGAAACATCCTGGCCGACAGGCTGCTCCATACGCATTACGCCCACAGTTTTGCTCGCATCGGATGCGATCTTTTCCGGTGGTGTTGCCGCAGTCGATGGCGCTTTGTTAGTCACGGTTGGCGCCGCGTTACTCGAAGCAACAGCCATGGGATTGTTTGCCGACATCGGCTGCAACAGCGGCGGAACCGATAGCGCTGTCGATCCAGGAGCCCCTGGCGTTGCCCCGGTAACAAGAGGGCTAGGCGACGAATTTCCAGATGCGCCACCTACGACACTGGCATAGCGCGAATCCAGAGCCTTGGCGTTCTTCGTGATGTACTCGTCAGCCGTGGTCGAGCCGCTGCCATAGTTCAGTTTCACTGCGGCCTGGGTACTGGCCGATAGATCGCTGATTTTTTTGCCGTTCTTCTGTCCGAGAATCAGCTCTTCTGCCGAGGAAGGCCCGAGCTGGTGCATCATGTAAAGGTTGGCCGCAGTGACTGGCAGCCCCCGTGACTTCAGATACTGCTGATTTGTCAGCGCAAGCTTCATACCGCCCGCGATATTTTGATCCTCGTCAAAACGGTTTGTGATGCCTACGCCCGTGGCTGTGCGCCCGGTGAACTGGTATGTGCCGATAGCGCCAGTTGAGGAGATTGCATTCGAATTGCCACCACTCTCCATTGCAGCCATCGCCAGCATTTCTCGCGGATCAAGACCCCTCGCAATCGCTGCATCCGTGATCTTTTTCTGAGTAGCCGCCGACATGCCTCCCTTGACGTTTGCCGAGGTGTTATAGCCGCCCTGTTTGAGTTCACGGATTCGGCTGGCTTCGTCGTTGGTATAGCTGCCATAGGTGCCTAGAGCAGATCCACCGGCAATGCCGCCGAACGATTCTTTGTGTCGATAAGAGCTATCAAGAGAGCCGAGCAGGCGACCGCCCTGGACGACTGCTGCGTCTTTCGCCGAGCTGAAGCCGTCCGAAACTTTTGTTGCGGCGCTTGATACGGCTTCTTTGGCTGCCGTATAAGCACTTCCGGCCTTGTCGCCGACATAGCTTGCCGTGCTCTTTGCAGTGTCTACAGCGCTCTTAGCGAGATCCTTGGCTCCTTCAACCATGCCGCCGAATTTATCGCCAAGCCAGTTTTTAACCGAGCTGTAGACGTCAGAAACCATGCTGCTGAGTTTTGATCCGGCATCGGAGATCGATTTGAATACCGCTGACGCGGCGTCAGAAGCCAGCTTACCGGCATCACTGAAAACATTGACGACGTTGTCCCAGGCACCGGATATTTTTTCGCCGATCTTCGACCAATCGAGTGTAGCCAGCCAGTCGCCGACCATGCCCCCCACCTTCTCCCCAAGCATACCGCCGAGGACGGTGCCAATAGGGCCAAGGAGCGATCCAAGGGCGCCCCCTGCTAGAGCGCCAACCGCACTGCCTCCACCATGGAACTTCTCTTCCTTCGTCGCGTTGGGATCAAGGATGGAAGCCATCCCCGTGACAGCCGTGATCAAGTTGCCGAGCATCGGAATACGTTTTAATAATCCGCCCCCAAGCTTGGCTACTTTGCTTAGCCCAGAATATTTACCGACCTTGCCGAGGAAATTTCCTACTTTGCTGCCAAGGCGACCAATGCGTCCCCATCGGCCACCCTTGGCCGCTGCCCCCGCCTCAGAGCCAGCAGCATTGCGACCGAACAGGCGCCCAACAAGGTTCTTGGCGCGCCTAGCGATACTGCCGATCAGGCTTCCGCCACGGCGCATGACGCCACCGACAAAGCCCGCGCCAGGGATATGCTTCAGTAAGCCGGACAGCTTGCCGCCAAGGAGCGAAGGAAGAGCAGCGAGCGCGCCCATCAGAGCGCCCATTAGGCCGCCGCCTCCTCCACCATTCTTCTTATTGCCCTCGCGCAGCTCGCTCCAGATGCGGCGATACCACGGCACTGAGACTTTGCGCTCAGCCTTCTCTTCGTCGGTGGCGCCTCCACGAGAGAACATTCCGCCGAGCAGTGACTTGACAGGCTTCATCAAGGGCGACAAGGCATCCTTAATTTCCTTGCCTGCGGCAATTGTCGGATCGATTCGCTCACTGCCAGATGTAATACCTGACAGGCCACCCTTCATGCTTTCGACAGCAGAAGCTAGTCGTCCAGCACTATGCCTAGGCGCCCTTCTGTTATCTACATCATCCCCATCGTCATCTTTCGGCGATTTCTTTTTGTCAGGCGATCCGCCTTTCGACTTAAATCTTCCGTTCGCTCCACGCTCTGTAAGCGCCTCACGGCTCTTACGCGGCACAGCTGGTGCGGAAGGCTGTCTTTTCGAATCAGGCGATCCCTGCGTGATGTCGGACGGCCTGGATAACGAATTGCGAGACGCCCCGATACCTGCCTCGTTAGAAGCTGGTACAGGCACCCCGCTACCTCGCGAGCGGCGCGGATCTGCCGGAGATACCCCGGAGGATGCCTTGTTTTGAATATCCAGCTTGCGGTCGATAGACTCGATACCGGCGTTGATAGCGCGCAGGACTTCGAGCTGGCGACCATAGGCGGCAACGCTCTGCGAGTTGCCCAGGCCCTGGAGAAAGCCCTGATCATCTGACTGAAAGGCCATGATTAACGCAGGCGCTCAAAGAAGGCATCAGCTTGGGGGGTAGGGACGGGCTCCTCGCGAGGCCGCTGGATTCGCGGCAGGTCTACAGTGAGAAAGTCATGCGCGTTATCGAACAGCGCCGAGTTGCCGTGAATCGGCAGGCGCCCCACATCGAGGACGCCGTCGAGAATTGCTTCAGTCTTGCCAGTTTTCTTCGACAGCATACTGATCAGCTCGGTATTCTCAGCCGTCAGGCTCTCAAGGATCGCCTTCATACTGTCGATTTCCCTCTGCTTAACGTCCAGCATCTCGTTGACGGTCTCGAACAATGCATCGCGGTCGGCGACCTCGTCGAGGATCGCGATATCTTCGCCGCTCACGCTATCGAGCACATAACCGCGATTCGTGTTGTAGTTCGGCTCTTTGACCAGATCAAAGCCGAAAAAGTCGGTGGCAAGGTCGCGACCATTAACCGCACGCGCGCGAATCGCCGACGAGAACCCATAGGCTTTGCTGCCGTAGACGCGAGCTGCAATACGGCCAGACGAGGTGTCGAGAAATTCGATTTCATGCTCGATATCACCATTAGGGTGCGCCTTGATCGATGTCGTGCGTATGGCGGGCTCAAGCGAAAACTGTTTGCCGTTGAGAATGCCGCCCTCCGCAGGATCGAGCCCAAACTTCTCGCGAGGCCAGTGGCCGAAGTAGCCGAACATGTCGCCGCTCTTGACCCGCTCCTGCACGGAGCGCCCGTTGATCACACGCATGACCGAAGGAATATCGAAGCTGCGATCCTGGCCTCGGAACATCCGGTCGCGCTCAGCAACGTTGAATCTGATCAGGCCGGTGGTCTTACGCATTACTCGCTTCCTCTTCATTCACCTGCTTGGAGACAGGCGACGTACTGAAACTATCGTCACCAAAGCCACCACCCATCATTGACTGGGGCGGCTTCGCCTCCTTGATGCCTCGGGCGATCTTCTTCGCGTCTTCCTCATCGAAGCCCATCTCGGAAGACAGCAGGCTGACCATGGTGTCCTCTGGCAGCCCGAGATTTCGCATCGAATCCAGAACAGTCATCAGCACTGCACTGCCATTGATCTTCCGCTCGTGAGTCTCGGTATTCTCAGCTTCCAGGGCGCTGATCGAGCCGTAGAAATTGATCTCGTATGGGCGGTCGCCGTCCTCCCACACAAATCCCCACTTCGACCATGTGTGTAGGTCAATCAGATAGTGGAAGAATGAGGACAGCGCGGTCCGGATCATTCGGCTGCGCTCGGCTGCCTGAGCGGATACACGGAAGAAGCCACCATCCCCGAGCCCACCCGACAACTGATCAGAGAAGCCAAGCAGGGCCAAGTCGATGCCGAGTGCGCCCGCCAGCAGCTTGGCTTGGAGCATCACGTCGTCGATGGTCATGCCGTTGGTTGCCGTGGCGCCTTGGAAGCTAGAGATGCTGGTGACCTGCTTCTGGCCGCTGACCGGGAGAACGTGATACTGACGCGTCGTGACCGGCTTGTTTTCGCGCACCGCCTTCTCGGCGACTTCCTTCGACTTGGTCAGCATCTTGTTGATGCTGGCCATGAATGTCTTGCGCTGCTGGAGCGACATGCCTTCGGTCTCTACAGTGATCAGGTTCTCGTCGATGGTGCCGAGGATGCGCTGGCCTACCAGGCCAAGCAGCGAGGCGCGAAGACGCTCATATGGCTCCTCGGCCTCGTACAGAAACGATCCGCCGACCATGGCTGGCATGGCTGGAAGATTCTGGATGTCGTCCTCTTCGAGGTGGTAGCGGTAGGCTTTCTCGATAGCCTTCATCTGCGGAATCCACAGAAGGCGAGGCATTTTCATACGTGCCATCTGGGTTGGCAGCAGGCGCACCTGCTGCTTCTCACCGCTAGAAACTACATAGCCCACGGTGGCGTTGCCCTTCTCATATGGCTGCACCATGGGCGGGTACACCATCTCGTTGCAGCTGATATCGATCAGGCCCTCGCCGTCCTTCAGGTACACCCTGGCGTAGGAATCTCCGAAGCCAGCCGCGTTGAACGAAACACCATGCGCCTCGCGATTGAAAATAGGCGCGCAGTTAAGCTTGAGATCATTCACATACTTCGCGTATTTCTCACTACCAGGCTTCACCTCGATGAAGACGGTATCCCCGGTGGTCTCATGGCCTCCGAGCGCCTGAGTGACGTGCAAACGCAATGCAGTTGCAATGATGGGGTCTTCCATCATGCGCGCGAACTTCTCATAGATCATTACGCGGGAGCGGGCAACGCGGTCGCCAGAACCCAGCAGCATCGACACGCTGACCGTGTCATAGCCCATCATCGTATCGGCAGAATCAACCTGGGCAATGGCCCGGTCACCATCCACCAGCGCCTGCGCCAGTTTCTTGGCCCGCGCCCACATGCCACTTTCAGTCGAGTCAGCCATAAAATTCCAAGCGCAAAATACGGATTCGTTTGGACCATCTTAGGGACTGGCCGACCATTGTTGCGTTAGCGCTTTCCGATCAGATACCCACCAGCAAGTCTTCCCGTGGGTTGAGCAATAACAGGCGCGTATATGGCGGGATGTTGCCCTTCGAAGTGACACCCACAACCTCGTAAGGGATGATGATTCCAGCGCCAGGCGTGGCAATGACGAGGTCATGCTTGTCGGCGAAGAAATAGGCCGAGTTGGTAGGATCAACAACGCATTCGACCTGGGCCTGGATCATCCCTTCTGCATAGATCGGGACGCTGTCGTCGTCTGACATGTTGCCGATATCCGGCGTATAGATGTCGGCGAACAGGATGCTTGCGGCACCAAGGTCCGAGTAAGTGAAGTCAGCCTCGTCTTCACTGTCCAGAACCCCGGCCCCCCCAAGAGTCGGCAGGCCACCCTCGGACGTGCCAGCAGTACGATTGACAGTCTTCCTCTGCACAGTGCAAGGCATCGCGTTAGGATGACGTAGCACTATCTGCCGCGTGATCCGGTTCACTTGTATCGGTACGTTGTTCAGCATGTCAGTCTCACTTGCTCATTCTGTCGATGTCGGCTTGGCGGTCGGCGATCTCGGCGCGCAACATCAAGCGGATGGCCTCGCTTGTACGCGGGTTATCCATGAGCGACTGCGCTGACTTGATGGCCTTCTTGGTGTCGCTGATGGCTTTGCGCTTGTCTTTGACCTCGGCCTTCCTGGCCTGCTCGGCAGCTGCCTTTTTGACGTCAGCAACCGAAGCCTTCATGGCCTGAGTTTGTTTCCAGCGTTCGCGCTCGGCTTTCTTGTCATCCGATGAGACCACTCGACGCTGACGGTAGGACTCCTTAGCCAGCTTGTCGGCATATTCCTTCATGGCCTTGACTGTGTTGTTCGACTTGACACGCTCAACAGCAGTTCGCGCATCAGTGATCATTTTTATCGCGTAGCTTTTGAACGTCGGCGAACCGAGGATAGAGGTCATCACTCGCAGTGCGTGCTTGCACCCGCAACCGTGAAGGAGCGGGTTGGTAATTTTTGGGTATGCCGATTCAAACCATGGCCCAGCTTCCCACCCTCCGATAGTTGCGATGTAACGTAATCGGTATCGCCAATCCTCGCAGTTGCAGTCGATCTTCAGCTTTCCCTTGAGCATTTTCGTCACGGCGCTCTTGGGCTCGGCTGGATTAACTACACAGTTCTCGAACTCTAAAAACACTATGCGAACCATGTGCCGTCTATGGATCGACTTAGGGCCAGCGTTCGTCTGAAATGTGACCGTGCCACCTCTGGCCTGGATCGGGATAGCGGTATGGATCTCTTTGTGCGCTCGCTCGCGCGGACCTGGCATCGACGTATCGAGCATTCGCTGCGCAGTGATACCGCCAATCGCCTTCTTTCCGAGAAGCCTTGCAGTTGCAGCGAATGCCTCTATATCGCTTGGGGTTATAGGCCTATGGCCATTTCCACCAAGCGTTGTCAGAAGGTTGCGTTGGAGATCATAGGCGCCTGCGATCTCATCGGGTGAGATCAGAATATCTGAAACACTTCGATCAGAGACACCAGACTTGTGCCTAGCGACGGCTTCTTTCAGCGCCTTGTTGACGGCAATTAGATGGCCTGGGTCAGCCTTTGCCATATCAGCGCACCGACGTCATGACAGTGGCGATCCCGAGGGCGGACTTCATCGCAGACAGCTTCGCCGAGGTCGGGAGCACCAGCTCGCGCTCGGTAAGCTTTTGTGTTGTGATGCGGTCGATGCCTGCCGCTGCGATGATCACGAGGTATTCGTCAGGCGTACCGTAGACGCGCCGAGAAATCAGCGTGGGGTCGAAGTATTCATCGGGCTTAGTGAAGTACGTCTGACGGTCGCCCGACCAAACTGGCTCGGTGAGCGCGAACGTACGAACCATGCGATACAGTCGGGAAGTCTCAATCATGCCCCGATTGTGAATGGGGCGATGGCGCTACCGGCGCGGCGGTTTCCGATGACCTCCGCGCCTTCCGGTCAGTTGCTGGCCGTCATGTCCGCGCAATTGAAACCACGATCACCACGCGGCGGCGTATCAGTGTTTGCAGTAGCGCAGAACAGGGCCTTCACATCCATCTTGGTCGCCACACGGATCGACTGCAAAGGGATCTGGGAGCCATTGCCAAGAGTGATCATCACGCCATCATCGTACTTCTGCATCGTCCCCATCTGCGGATGCCCTTCGTACGTGTAGGTGATGTTGACGGTTCCGCGATTGATATCGTAGGAATCGATCTTCAGATTTCGGAATGGTACGCCGTCACCCACCATGACGCGAAAGGTGATGGTGTCGTAGGCCATGCGCACGAGGCCCTCGTGACCAGGGATGACATAGACCCCGGTGAAACTTCCAGATACCCAGTTGGCGCCGAGCGGGTCGGCATTGGCATCTAATTCAGCGTGGGCCACGCCGACGCACAGGGTCAATGCAATTGAAGCGATAATCTTTTTCATGGTGCTCTCCGGTTCGTGTGGTTTCTGATTGGGTGATTCAGTCGATGCGGCCTGCGAGGTCCAGCAGGCGCTTCATTATCCGGCGCCGAGATCCACCTTGCCTGACGATCTGTATCGCCAGCAGTGCGGTTGTCCGGGTGCCACGGTCGTAATTTCCTGATGACAGATCGGCCATGCGCCGTGCATAGCGCGAGATCCCCATCACCGCATCCACCGGCTTACGATCATCATGGCCTGCGATGGCGTGCATGGTGCTGATCGTAGCGTTCGCCGTGAATAACTGAGTGTCGCGGATTGCCAGCAGCGTCTTCAACTCCAGCACGCGGTTGCGCAATACGCCCGCGCAGCTATGAGCACGAATGTCATCAATCGCCTGTGTATGCTCGCAGACCGCGCAAATTCTGACGTCGGCTCTCATGGCTCTCACGACTCCTCAACCTCACAGGTCATTTTCCAGTTCTGATCAGGGCCTTTACCCAGGACCTTGGAATAGAACGCCGTGGCGTTGTCGCACTGCTCGCGAGATTCGATGTGTGCCACCAGGATGATCGGCCCACGCTTTTGGTCTGGGGCGCAGGTTTCCAGGGTCGATTGGGTCATGCAGAGGGTCAGCATCAGTGCCATCATTTTCGCGTTGTCCTGTAACGGCGTTGAGAATGGCTCAAACATAACAACACGCTAATGCATTTGCAACCACTAAGTTATGCAAGCTCAACACCTGCCAGGGCGTCCGCGATACGCCCTACTGCCTCTCCGACCTCGCTGTCACCCGGTATCGAATCGCACTGGATATAGCTGACATTCTCAAGAAAAGCCATGCAAACAGTATCGAAAAGGTCGGGGGAAGGTATGCCGTCTTTCGCCATGTCATCTTTCCCAGCAATCCTCCATCGGCCATGATCGTCCATGCCGAACGGTATCCGGCTGCCCTGATCCAGCAGGTCAGCCTGATACTGGTCTGTCAGAGTAACGCGACCATCCTCAATGGCCTCTTTGGCGTGGATCGCGCACTGTGCCCGCTTATTGAAGAAACGATCCTTGTAGCGCTTCGAAAAGTTTTTGGTGCCCCAGTAGGCTTTGATGACGTGCTCGACACCGAACTCTTCAAGGCGCTTGGCGAACTGCACGCCCATGCCGTGGGCATCGACAACTACGGTGCAGTTGGACAGCCTGGCGACATAGTCGGCGATGATGCGCGCCGAGGGGGTCCAGTCCAGGCCGTTTGTGAATAGTGGGATACCGACCGCGTCCATACGCCGGGGATCTGGTTCCATCCGGTCGCCCGTACCGATAACCTTGCAGTGGAAGGCTACGGTTTTGTCTCGGTGTGCGGCTGCCGCGACGTCCACGACTACGAGATGGCCGTAGAACTCCCCCGCCTTGATCACCGCAGGCGCGCCGATGCACTTCTCGATAGTGCTGCGCCCGAGCATGTACTTATCGCTGTTCGTGGGGAAGATACCCAGAACCTTGACCTGGTATTCTGCCGAGTCCTTGCCGCCGTACTCCAGGCGCTTGTCGAGGATGAATTGCACCGAGACGATAGGCGACATCTCAGAGTTGAACGTCAGCGCGTTCCACCGGCCTTTGTTGCGCGTCGAAAACTTGTGGTGCGTCTCGTAGAAGAATCCGCTCGGGCGCGTTGGCTGGCTGGCTATGGCAAATCGGTTGCGGTGGTCAGACAGCGCACCTGTGATCACGTTGAAGTTGGCAGTCGGGATGCCTGATGCCTCATCTGCGAGCCACAGCAGGTACTGGTTGTGCGTACCGGCCAGGGCCTCCGGGCGACCCTGAGGCGCCGTGCGGCATGATACGAACCACTGCGACTTATAACCCTTGATGTAGACCTTCTCGGCCTCGATCACGATGTAATCGAAGATCCAAGCGTGCGGGCCTTTGAGAATGCCATCCTTGCGGTTACCGATCTCTTGCCACACACCTTCCTGAAGGGTCTTCAGCTTCGGCGCCGTCAGGTAGGTGTTGGACTTGGCGTAGCAGGTCAAGTGCCAAAGGCAGAGCACACCGAAGCTGGCAGTTTTTCCCGTCCCGTGACCAGACGACACCGATGTACGCGAACCGAAGGGAGATACGCTATTCAGGAGGTCGCGCTGCTGCCAGGTCGGCTCCATCGAGCAGACTTCGATGGCGAACCGATAGGCGTTGAAGGCATAGCGCTCGACGAAAGCAGGCCAGCGCGGATCACTCATAAGCGATAGAGCGGCCAATTACCTCAACCCCGCCGACTCTGTCGATTCGTTACTGCATTCAAATTGCGCTGCCATGCGTGTGCCCTACTATGAACCATTAGGGCAAGTTACAGCTCGGCCAAGCCCCTCTCGCAAAGGGCTTTCCGATTCAGGCAGTAGCAGCGTTTCGCTCAGCGATGAGTGCGCGCAAGGAGTGGATCTTGCGGCGAGAGATGACCAGCGGCTCCGCTACTCCCTGCACGTCAACCTCATAGGTATTGGATACCGCGACGTGCCGGACAGCGATCAGCAATGAGGATCGAACCAGGTACGAGCGATGCACGACGATAAAGTCCGGCGCGAATTCCACCTCAAGATCCTTGAGCCTCCCGCGCATGATCAGTTCACCGCCAGGCCAGTTCACCGAAACATACTTGTGGTCAGCCATGAAGTGCGTGACGTCGCAAGCGTCCACGGACTTGGTGATCTTGTTCCCCGTATTCTGATGCAGCGTTGCGCGCTTCATGGCTTGACACCATTCAGATGCGAGATCTCGGACAGGATCGATTCTGCCAAAGCACCGGCTCCGAGAGAATTAGAGCCATCGACCTTACGGATGATTTGCGCCAGGACATCTACATCAGGGAGTCCCGACGATACTGGCTGATCATCATCAAGTGCCAGCAAGCGGCTCTTCTCTTCAGGCGCCATCCCCGTGACAACGGAGGTTATCTCAATAGCCTTCGACCATGGCACCCGGCGACAGTGCGCGACTACCCAAGAGTCGATCAGCTTTGACGCAAGAATCTCAGCGGGCACAGCCTGCTCTTCCCGAGGATCGCGCAAGAATGCACACACATCGGACACCCACTCGTTACGCATGTACTCGGGCGGCATCCAGGCCGACTCATCTGCCGCCTTTTTGATCGCCTTCCAATCAACATCGTCAAGGTCGCTAACCAGCGCGGGCTGCTCGGCGTAGAGCGGTTCGACTGTGAGTGCCGAGTAGTATTCCAGCTCGTTAGCCCTGAATGTTCCGTTCGCAGCTAGCGCCTTTCGCTCAAGAAGTACGGCGCCATGAGCTAGCGTTGTCGGCTCCCAGGGCTTTTCGCTCTCCCACGCTGCATGACCTTCCTTGTAGCGATACGCCATCGGATCGCCCTGGGGCTGGGCTTTCGCGAGCGCAGAAAATGCGTCTGCCGCTTCAATGATCAGCGTTTTGAAACGTTCCGACATTGGATTGACATGATGTCGGTTCTTCAAATATTCGCGCAGGCGAGTTGCTATCGTTTTCATATCATTGCTGGTCATAGTCAAACATCCCGCCCGGTGGTTTTGGCGTACTGCCGAGCCGAGTACATTTCTGATTCGGTTGCCTTTCGACTGGATACCCATTGGCCGTCAGGATGACGTTTGAACGTCCAACCGAAGTGGCCGTTTTCAGGGTCGATCATGATAGCGTATTCACTGCCAGCAGCCTCGATCATGCCCTTGATGTGTTGCCGCTCAATCTGAGACTGGGCGCCGACGTGCTCCAGAAGCATGGCCATTTCTCCCTGCCATGCCGCCAAGCGATCATCTCCTGAGCCCTTCAGCATCCGCTCCAGGAAACTCACTGCGGTATGCTCGCCCTGTGGCTTGGCGGCTGACGCGTATTCGGCAGGAAGGGACAGGAGCTGCAACGGTGAAAGAAGCCGGTCATTCAGCGCCCGTGCCAAGTCATGGCATTGAAGGCTGGTAAGCACTGGCTTTCCGCGAACATCGTCAAGCGCATTAACGATGTGCGCCATTTCAATTTTCTTGAATTCTGCTCGCGGCGCAGGCGCATCCAGCAGGGCGCGCAGTTTCCTAACCCACAACTGCACTTTACCGCTGGCCGATCCTTCCATGTAGCTGGCGCAGTTCTCCAGCAGCTCACGCGATACCAGCACGCCATCAATCGTTTGGTTGTTGGTCATGGCTATTCCGTCCCATTGAGATAGGTTGGCTCTGTTGCTTCTGCCAGCCAGTCACGAAGGCATCCGACTTCAGGGTGCGGCGGGTCTTCGTCAACCCACTGCATATCGAGCGTTTTATCGCTGGTTAGCTCGACATCCCAATCTTCGTAGCTGGAAACGTCATCCCCGTTCATTTCGGCAAGGATTCGACGCGCCTCGTCCTCACTCGTGGCAGCAACGTAATCATGGTCCCCAACGCTGTAGCAGCGAAGAGCTGGGCGCGCTGGAGTTGATCCGTCAAGTTTGAATTCTTCACTCATAAATCACCTGATCAAATCAGTTGTGCCAGTGCCAGCAGGCACTGGCAGTAGGCGGGGAGTTGGGCTTTCACACGCTAACCAGAGGGATTAGCGGTGTCGTGTACGGCAGGAACAGTGGATGTTTCGGATCACCCCCATCGGTCGTGCCGAAGTGCAGCACCGGTTTGCCGCTTCGGTGCAGCCACGCGAGCAGCAGGTCGAGCTGTTCACGCAGGTGCTTTGGCACTTTGTCGCGACCACCCCAGCAAGGCACCAGCACGTCGGCCTCGGCGATGATCTGATCCAAGTGCATGAAGTGCTGCGGACCTTGAGGGAACGGCACTTTGCCAACCAGTTTCACGTCGGTGGCGCGGTAGCTGAACACGTTTCCGACAATGAAATGGTCACCGCCGTTGCGCTCAGTGAATCCGCGCCATTTTCGAACGGTGGCGTCGTCAAGATCAGCGTCAGCTGTAGAGGGATTGATTCCGAAGTAAGCGAAAGTCGGCGCCTTCAAGACCTCTGCCGGAGCCAGCCTTAACATAGGCTCGCATTCTCGGTCCAAGCGATACCGGTATTGGCCGCACGGGCTGATCACTGCGCTATTCATGACCATCTCCACCCTTGTCTGCCTGACCATAATTCATCAGCCATGAGTTGCGCCCGTCATGATGCTCTGGAAGCTGACGGATCAGCCCTTCCGCCCAGCGCACCCGGTCATGACCTGATTGCAGCTCGGCTGGGGTCAGGGCGATGTATCCGCCAGCCAGGGCATCGACGACAGCCTTAACGACCAGCACGCCAGCATCGCCAGTCGGATCGCCTGAGAACGCTTCCAGGGCCTCGTGAACGGCAGGAAGGTCAGCAACCTGCTCGCACCCATCCCAGTCTTTTACGCAGTCTCGGGCAGATTCTGCGGCGAGCAGTTCTTCCAGGCGAGTGTCGATGCAGGTCAGGCAGACATACCCATCCATGCCGTCAACGCGCAACGGCGTGTGCTTGTACTTGCCGCACCCGGCGCAGTTGGTAGCCTGGGTCGAACTGTAGGTGAATGGCTTGCCCATCTTATCGGTGGTCAGCTTCTTGCTCAGCAGTTCGCGTAGCTGGGCAGCTGGGATCACCACCGGGCACGTCAGGCTCTCCAGAAAGTCTTCACCGTCATGCTGCCAGTGCCACACGGTGCTGTTTTCGTACAGGCATATCTGATTGAGTTCCGCCCGCAGCAAGGCGATGTCTCGCTCTTGCCGCTTGCTGTGTTCCACCAGCGTGTCGAACTTGAACTTCGCTACCGTGTCAATGTGCTGACCGTGCGGCTGCATGGTCGCGATGAACTCGGACAGCGCGCAAGCGAAGTCGGCGGCCAGGCGCTCCTTGATGTAGGTGCGGAAGTCATGGCGCTTTAGCTGCGTCTCGAACAGGTGGGCGATGTACCCGCGACCGCCCTCGGAGGTCCGAAGATCAAACTTCTTGTCAGTCATGCTTGCGGTCCTCATTGGCCCGGTTACGCTCTGCGCGGCGGGCTCGCTTTTCTTGAGCAGCTGTGATAGCTGCGGTTTGTGCCTGTTCGCTTGGAGATGAAACATGCTTTCGCTTGGCTTTCTTGGCTGGACCGAATTTATCGAGGCTGCTAAAGCCGACCATGCTGCCGAGCGCGGCCAGCACCCCCCAGATACCAGACTTACGCATGCTCAGATTCCTCCTCGGCATTGCGCGCGCGCCACTCCGCTGCGGCCTTCTTTGAGGCCTTGTCGGCCTGATCCTGGCGTACGCGGTCGATCTCGTCCTGAAGGGCCAGCAGGCGGTTCAGGCTACGGATGTCGATGGTCACCTGGACGTTGTCGTCGCCATCGCGGAAGGACTGGACGGCCTGCTTGGTTTCAGGCGGAAGGCTGTCGCGCAATTGCATTGCCACGGTGCTCAGATCGTCAGCCAGGGCACGAGGGATCGGACGCCCCTGAACCGTGGCCTTGGTAGCGGCCTTCTTGCCCTGACTCTTGGCCGTGGCTACCGCAGTCTTGATCACGGCGCTGGCATCATCACCATGAGCGCGGATCAGATCATCGGCGAGACCGGCAGCGATGTCGCCATTGAGGACGGCTTCTTTCACGTCTTCCGGGGCGTCTGCCACCTTGAGCAACTGCTCGACGTACTGGCGCTTGAAGTTGGTCAGAACGGCGATCTGAGTGGTGGTCAGCGGCTTGCCGTCGATGAAATATTGAGGATCATCGCGCAGGTCTTTGAAGTCAGCCGCACGCTCATAGGGGGTCTTGTGCAGCTGCGAGTCCGAATTGATTGTGTATGCCTTGGCCTCGGCCAGGGTTCCCGTAAATGGCTCGATGCCGATCCATTCGACCGGGGCGCCTTCCTCGGCAGCCAGATCGTACGAGTTCAGGCGGCAATGACCATCGCACGCCCACACACCACCATCCTCGCGCACCATCACGTACAGCTTGGGGATGCGCGTCTCTTTGGCGCCGCTCTCCACTTCCGCTTTGATGGTATCGGCCATGCTGCGGATATGATCGGTCAGCTCTTGCCGTGGGAAACGACGATTGAAGTCTCCCCGGACATGGATGTTCTTGCGGCGGATAAACAGACCCGAGTCGGTGCGCTTGATAGTGGGCTCGACGCCGGTCTTCGAGTCGCCGTCGCGGGTCATATCGCGGAATGATTTGGCCATGCTGGTGATCCTTTGGTTCTGAGATTGGATTTAGTGCAGCTTGTTCTGTGGCAGGGCGTCGAAGGCCAGTGCGGCGCGGGCACCCAACTCAGCCAGAATGTTGCGCATGGTGTCGAATGCCCCGGTGTTGATGGCGAACCGCTGAGCGAGAACAAGCTCGTTCACAGTGGCATCGCACATCGGCTTGATGACGAGGATCGAACCGTTTGACGGGTAGTAGATCTGGGTGATCGCCATGCTGACTTTCTCCTGCTGGTGGTACGTCCAAAGCCCCAGTTAAGGGGCTTGTGGTGGGCGGGGTTGGTTAGGCGGTCAGCAGCACGCGGCAGTCACCGCCCTGCAAGTGGATCGAATGGATTTCATCGGAGAGTTGTTCGACAGCCCCCTCGTCACCCGAATTACCGCACTTGACTACCATTTCGAACATTTCGTGATCCGCCGGGAAATCGGTTGCGTAGTTGGATACCAAGCCAATGCGAACGCCGCCATGGTCGAGCATCGCTACAAAGTAGTCGACGCCCTTGAAAAGAAAGTTGGTGGTATGTGCGGTCATCTCGTCTTGCTCCGTTGTTCGTTTCGATGAGCCAAATCTACAGGCGTAGCAATTCAATTGCAAGCATTGCGTTGCATATTTCTTATGTTTTTGTAATGCGGATTGTACGGTCGTTCAGGCGGGTCGTGCAGATCGCTTGTGGCGTACTGCACGATGTATGGCGGGGAGTGTATGGATGTTCTGACTATCGCCGCGCTGAGCGCCTCCTGGGGACCTGCTTGAACAGGTCTAGCTGCTCTTCGTGGGTTCCGACCGGATTCACATACGGCCTGTCTTCGAGAGGGTCGCGGGGTTTAAGCCAGTGGCTTGTGCTGGCCTTGGGTCTTTTTTCCATAGCTGTCTGCCATGCGTTGATTTGCTCTAAAGCCTATCGCGGGATGGCCCCGCGACGGCCATTTGTTTCCGGCATACCTGCGTCAGCCAGGTTATCGCTTCGGACCTTTGTAGACGAAAACATAGGTGAACCAGATGATGGCGATCATGCCATCACCAGTTCGTCAGGGACTTCGAAGAACTGAAGGCGCCCCTTAATAGGGGTGAACGGAAGCGGCTTGGGATCGCGCAGGACGAATCCTTTCTGCCCCATGTACCAGGGTGAGTCGCTGTGATCGAGGCTATCCACCAGCTCGACCGATCCGATGATTCCACCACGTTGCAGGTCGTGGAACATTGGGAAGGCCCGCATGACATCGATATCACCAATATGCAACACCAGATCCAGGGCATCGCAGTATTCCTGTCGAGTCATTCCCTTTGATGCATGCACCAGGAAGCGGCCACGGTGTTTCGTGTGCCATGTCCGGTTTTCAAGGTCCTTGCCGCCGTGGATGATGAGCCACGCCCAAGGCTGTTTGATTGACAGCGCCTTCATCACGCCATCTCCGCGCCGTTGTAGCCGGTGACGCTCGCTTGATCAACTTCTTGCACGACGGCAACGCTCTCCGCGAAGCTGCGAGTGCCGATGTGATCAGGATCGCCATTGGCCTGGCTCATATCGACGACAGGATCATGGCTGATCACCTGCTTGGGCAGATAGCGCACAGGCGCCATCAGAATGGCATAGATGTCGGCCTCGGTCGGCTTCGATCCGTCCTCTCGATACGGGATGACGCATCGAAATACGTTGCGTGTGAACGGCACGACACCGGCCTGGGCATCAGCCTTATCCAGGTACACGCCGATATTCACCTCTACCTGATAGCCGTCAACGTGGCGAACCCACATCA